ATTCTTTCAATAAGGTGATTTAGTGTATAATTTTTTCTTGATTTGTAACTAATATCATCGGCAATATCATATAGAGTTGCCTTCACTTTGTTTTCCCCTTTTCGGAGGACTCTTCCGATTGATTGAAGATTTCTGATTCTTGACTTGCTAGGGGAAGCAAATATAACATTATGCAGATTTCTAATATTGACACCAGTAGAAAAAGTGCCGTAGGAAGCAACGATGATTGCATTATTTTCTCTTTCGGTAATTTCTCTAACTAATTCTCTTTCTTCAGTATCCACTCCACCATGAACGAAAAATATGTGTCTATCGTCAATTTTACTATTATTTATGAGTTCGTAAAGTGGTTGCCCGTGCCCTTCTACTCGGGCAAAAAGAACAAGAGTGTTTCCTTTTAAATCTAGAGCCAGATTTTTTATAAAGTTATTTCTTTTTTGATGATTGATAATATACTGAACCTCATCCTCAAATATTTCAAATCTGTTTGGTGGATGCTTGAGTAATAAAACTTTAATATCTAATTTGGCAAGATGACCTTTTTGCATAAGTTCATCAGTTTTAATAATCTTATATGAAGGTCCAAATAATCCCTCCAAAACCCATTTATGAGTTTGTGAACCATCTAGTGTTCCGGTGAATCCAAAACGGTACTTGGCATCACAAAGTTTAGTCATTATAGATATTAGTGACTTGGATTTAAACTGGTGTGCTTCATCTCCAACAACAACATTAAATCTAGAAAAATACTGCTTTGGAAGTTTGTAGATAGACTGCCAGGTAGTAATTATGACTTGGGAATCAGTTTCTCTTTCCTTTCCCGCATAGATTTTGTGACAGTATGAACCAACATCCCATCCATAATCTGCAAAATCTTTATACATTTGTTCTACAAGGGAAGTCGTTGGAACAACTACGAGAATATTTTGTTGCTTCTCAACGTAATATCTCACAAGAGAATATATCATTAGTGACTTTCCAGAAGCAGTTGGAGATATCAATAACTTACGATTATGTCTTAAGGCGTCGTATACTCCCTCAATTTGATAATCGCGTGGGGAATGTCTACTGATTGCCGTCATATAGTCCTTTACACCTTCCTTTGAGATATTCTCATTTATCTCAAAAGGAATCCCATAGAACTTATTGGATGTGAACTCATATGTATAATTATGAGTCTCACAAAACCTGATAATTCTATCTAAAAGACCAACATAAATTTCGCCTGTTTGTGTAGAGAAAAGGCGAATTTTTCCATCCCAATATTTGTTCCGATATGCCGGAGCAAACTTTGCATTCGGAACATCAAATGTAAATTGGTCTGCTAGCTCATAATATACGTGAGGTTCTGCTTGAATGTGGAGATAGACCTCATTCTTTTTTGATATAACCAAATGAGACATTCATAAAATATCAGTTACAAGTATTTATTTGGTAACAAAAAGAGGTATTTTTTACTTTAGGTAGCAAGTTTTATTCCCGATATTCCATACGATTGACCTCCACCAGGACTAAATCTTCCAGTTGTTCCTGATGCAGACCCAATACCTTGTGCCGTTGAACCTCCACCTCTTACTCTAGCAGTTTGATATCCGGTTCTTGGATTAATAGGACTCATTTTTTCCCCAGAAGGTCCTTTAATTTTTTGATATATACTACCTCTTTGAGCGGCACCTTCTGCATCACTTCTAGACCTTTTAGATCCGGATGATGAAATATTAGTCGGTTTGTTTACTACAACATCTCCGGGTTTCGCTCCTGCTTCTAGTGCTTTTTGTCCTACACCCTTTACTGCGCCCAAAAATGCTTTTACTTTTTGCATAGGTGATAGTTTTGATTTTGCAGTTCCTACCGTAACATCATGAACCGCACCTTTGACTCCAGACAATTGAGATTGTAGACCTCTTACAGTAGAACGAACATTTTTTTCTCCTTCTTTATATGCTTGTTTGGCAATATTAGATGCAAATGCTGTTGGATTTCTATGAGTTCTAATATATGTTGCCACATCTGGACCATTTTTCATTTTCCAATCAGTAGTGACTTTTGGATCTCTAACTGGACCTCTTCCCCTAAACCCTGCAATTGCAACATCTCTTCTAGCATTACCTTCACTTCCAGGAATTGGCATAGTTCCGGATGTGCGGGGTGTTGATATATTTCGTAATTCTCTTGCTTCTAAAATGAACTCTTTAAAAGTCTTCATCTTTATTGCTATTTTATTTTTATTTAGTTAATTGGAATACTTTTTAACCCACAAAGTAACTGCACTAATAGAAACTTTAAAATAATCTGCTGCTTCTTTTCTTGAATTAAATTTAATTCCTTTATAAACACAAGGTTTTGTTGGACCCTTCAATCCAACTTTTCCTTTGTTCCATGGAATATGTCCTTTCATCCTTTCACTATGTTTTTTAGATGCTTCTTGCTGAAATTCTGTTCTGTCTTCTCCTTTAAGAATTTGTTTTCCTTCTTTATATTTAACTCCCAATCTTTTTGGGGGCATTTGCCCTCCTTCACATAAATTCCAACCAATTAACTCTTTTGGTCTATAAGATTTTTCTATTTCTAATGCATTATTTTCACTCAAATTATTATGAAGAATTTCAATAAAAGCACCTCTCTGTATAGCACCCTTTACCATATTATTGTCTTTAGAATATTTTTTATGTTCAATAAACCTTTTTGTTGGGTCATTTGATATTCCAATATAACCCTCTTTAAACGGGTCAGTATGATTTTGGTATCTTATCCAATAAACGGAATACATATCATCTATTGTATTATTAAGTATTTATATCATTAGGCACCACCAAATCCTGCTTGAAACTTCATAAACTCTATTGCGTTCTTAATTTGATAAGTCCTATTTGAAATCATCTTAATCACTTCTTCCAGGAACTTAAGCATAATGTCATAATATCTAATCTTCAAATCTACTTTACAGAGTCTCTCATCGGCATCCATATACCTCTGTATGGCGTCTTTCTCTCTTACTTTATACGGAAATGGTTCTTCAGCATAAACCTCTGCTGTTGCCTTTCCTGTGTAGTAGTTATAGCGTTCCAAACGAACTCTATTGTAAGTTTCTCTTGCCTTTTCACGAAGAAGAGTTATGGTATTGTATAGAGTGTAATACTTAGAATGCAACTGTGGTATTTTTAGTGATTCATCGTGTAGATTATCAGGGTCTATGACAGAATCTCTCTGCCACATTTCCTGAATTTCATCAAGATTCATAAGGGTTTCCCATCTGTTCCTAGGATATTATACACAGTATACTTGAAAGCCACGTCTGCTGTAAAGTACTGAATGTCGGTTTGTGTTGCATCAAACTCAAGAGAACTTAATGATACTGGAAATAAATCCTTAAACTTTACTATTGCAGTCGTATTGTAATTACTGTTTAAAATATACAGACTTCCATCACTAAATGCTTTTTTTGGATCTTGTAATTCTGTTATATCACTTGTTACAGAAATTAAATCTTTATATTGTTTTGTTGTTTCTGGAAATCCAAGACCGGTCAACCAAGTATGAATTGCCATATAGTTTTCCATATCCTCATCAACCAGAAATCTTAAAGACAAATCCCCATAGGTAATTTTATCTCCAGGAACATCAATATCCTTAAGATATGATGGCTGTAGATTGAGAGATAGTGTAATTTCTGGTATTCTTGCCGAATTGCAGAAAAAAGCAACCTTGGGTTCTTTTGCTAATGAGAATTTAAACCCAACTGGCGATAGAAAATTTCTATTATCAATTTGCCCAGGAAAAGAACAAGACATTTTTATTTTTATTTAGATATAAAAAAAGGGACCCGAAGGTCCCTTGCGAGATTGTGAGAAAGACTCACATAAGGTTTGCAACCTTGACTCTTCTGTAGTAGACGTTAGAGTTGGTTGTGAGCAGACCTTGACCTTGATCTGCACCTGCTGCAAATGGGTTAGCAACCATACCATAACGAGTCTTAAACCCGATTTTTGGTTGGAAGGTGTTCTCACCAACGGCACGAACCATTTGGAGGGGAACATATGGGCAGTAGAAGAGACCTGCATCATAAGGCGAAGAACCCTTATAACCAACAACGTAGTATTGGTTAGGAGCTACGTTTGCCGAATATGGGTCAATGTAGACTCTATACTTACCTTGAAGAACTCCAGCAAAGGTGTTGCCGGTGTCATCAACGTTCAGGTTAGCATTAAGTGCAGGGGTGTAATCAAGAACACCAGCCATTGCAAGTGCCGAAGCAACGTCAGCAGAGCAAACGATGGTGTTGCCCTTTCCTCTACGAGTTTGTTGTGCAATTGCGTTTGCATCGCGCTCGATTTGGAAGATAAGACCCTTGAACTTCTCAACTGACCAACGACCGTTGGAGTCAACATCAAGGTCAAAAGTACCAAGAGTTGCGGTGTTTGCTTGAGCACCAGGCTTAGCAGTCTTGTAGATGGTTCTGATGACTTCTCTGTTGATTTCAGCAAGAATCTCAGTGCTGAGGATGTTAGCAAGCTCAGCCTCTGCATTCAGACCGTGAATTGCCTTCAGGTCTTGTGCAAGCTCAAGTGAGTACTCAGCTTTTAGAGCTCTTGACTTAGCAGTAACGGTGACTTTCTCGATTGAGAATGCCATCTCGTTGAAGTTGTTTCCACCTGCATCCCCGAGTGCTTCTGCAC